TTCAGCTACCCGGGCAGCAATCGCCGAAGCCAAATGAGAATTTATATTAGTCGGGTCTGTAATTCTCTTCGCATATTTTAAAGCAATAGAAGTTTCCTGATTTGTCAGAAGGTATCGGCCTTCAATAACGTAATCGGGATTTTCTTCAATCGCCAGAACTTTCAAACAGTATGGGGAAGAAGGCAGAAGGTATCTGTAATCCCAATCCGTACCTTCTGGTGCGGTCGCATCAACATTGACGGTAACACGCTCTATGGTATCACTCCACCCTTTTTCATTTTCCTGTATTATTTCATCAATAGCTTTTTCGTACACGGCGGCGCAAAGAATACCATTCGGTTTATCGGTAAGGGAAGTGATCAGTGCCGCGCCGCATCGAATCAAAGCATCATTGCATATATCAACCCATGTATAAGACATCTGAACTCCTTTAATATAGAGGGCAGGTAGTGAACCCACCCTCTATGGCCATATAGGTTTTACATTCTTACTTCTTTTCCGCGTCTCTTTTTTCGGCTCTTATCTTTGCCCTGTTTGCCGCCAAATCCTTACGATCTGCAATTTCAGTTTCCTTCACCAGATCTTCGCTGAACTGGCCGCAGGGAACGAAATGCCGCAATTTACCTTCTTTATCTCTTGGCAATTCCTCTTCAGGTTTGCCGACATTCACAATCTGTCCTAATCTGTAATTCCTGTGTTTAAATCGGCATTCCCTTATACATTGATACTTTGCCATTAACCTTGACCTCCAATAATTTATTTATGGCAGGGAATTTCACCCTGCCTAATCGATTAAATCTTAACTGTCACCTTCGCCGGAACCGATATCGATCCATGCAGTCAGTTTTCCAGCGCTGAAACTCTGTGTGCCAACCGTGTAATACAGGCGCATATAACGCAGGTGGCGGTCGGGAATCTTGATTTCAGGAAGATAACCGCCCTTTATTAAGGTTGAAGCGCTAATTGCATGCGCCTCACCCTGCAACAGAACGTGGGAACCGCCAAAATCCGTTGCTGAATCCTGAAGGGCGATTGTCAAAGTTCCGGTATCATCAGCAGAATCGAAAGTTTCTTCAATTATGAACCGGATAATAAGCGGAGAACCCTGACCTAAGTTTGCATCGGCCACACCAAAATCCAATATGGTTTCGGAAGCTGCCGAAGCTGTGATAGATTGGCCATCACTAAACATATTTTTTGAATCCATCATTGTAATCTATTTCCTTTCTTAATTTGTTACTATTTCTTTACCTATTGACCTTAGGTAAGCGCATCCTCCGTGTTAAGAATTGATTCCCACATGCGAACGGGAACACCGCGGAAACGGGTAACGGGCATGCCGAAAGCGTTATCCGAAGTATAGTTCACATTGGCCTTGTCTTTTGCCAGAATATCGAACTGGGTTTTCAGAACGCGGTTGATGTAAATAACCGTGTTGCCAGAACCGCCAGCCGTAGGCATGTAATTCAATGCCTCGATAATCTGGTCGTCATCCAGGATGTTTTCCGAGCCGCTGGTTTCGATATTGGCAATACGCTGAACACAGCGATCATCGACAACAAACATACCGGCCTGAACCACAAACTGCGATTCGTAGGCATAATATGCGGTTGAAGAAGTAGGAGTAATACGAACCTTGCCCTTATCTTCAGCCGAAATGCCGATGTTCGAACCGCGAGGATAAATCAAATGACAGGCTTTGGGACCCCATTCGATAATCCACAGGGAGGTTAAATCGGAACCGTCACCACCAGCTCCCAATACATTAGCATCGGAAAGGGAATCGTATCGCTGGGACAGGCCATTGAAACTGTTCGGATCATCGGACTTGTCACCACGGTTGATTGTTTCGGAAAGCGTCTGGCCTAAGCCTTCAAGATGCAATTCATCTTCTTTCCCTCTAACAGCCTTGCCGTTCGAACCTTCCAGATCAAGGATCATTTCGTCAATATCACTGAAATCTTCCAGCCGGCCAATCGGTTCGGAATGCTGTCTGGTTGTTGCAGTGGAAGAACCTACGCCCTGATTTGCACCTCTCCATGTACCGGAAGGCAGGGACACGACTTTGGTTCCTACATGCGTGGTTTTCTGATTTGCTTCGACCCATGCGGCGTCCTGAAGCACCTCATTTTTCTCCGCCAGGACATTTGCAATATCCAAAACGTCTTTATTGTTTGTCCTTTTGGCTAACTCCAACATTGTAAATTGAGCGCCTACAACTACTGTTCCCATAAAAAGTTAGCTCCTTTCTTAAGCTGTAACTTTTTGACCTTTTATTTTTTATCCATTGTAGGATAAGTAAAAAATCCGCCCTTCCCATCATCATTGCCCTCGCGCGTCCCGCCGACAAATGAACCTTCAGAAATGGCAGAACCAACAAATGCAAAGGCTTTCAGTAAAAAGGGGTTATTGCCCATACCCGAATCTATGGCAAATTGTTTAAATCCCGGCACAACCTTTTCCATGTTATCCGCTGCTTTCATGGCAAGAGCAATATTGGCATCATATTTATCTGCCCACTCGGTTTTCAATGCGGTTGCAGTATCAGCCATAACCTTGTCGGAATCCGCTTTCTGCTGTGCGACAACTTTTTCAATGGCAGCCTGCTCGATTTTCTCCATGTTTGCGCCACCGTATTTCTTGTCGATTTCAGTAAACTCTTTCAATAAAGCCTGCGCTTGGTTCTTATCCACACCTGCTTTATGAAACATGTTACGAACCGCTGAATCCATTTCCGCATTGTAATCCTTTGCCTTCTTGTCAAACGGGAGTTCATATTCTTCAGGTTTTGCCGGAACTCCCCGGACTTCATTTATTTTCTGGTTGAATGCCGCCTTATCATCATCACTGGCGTCAGCACCGGGAATAAATAAAGCATTCTTAGCCTTCCCTTTCAAGTCAACATAAGACCTTGCCAATGTCTTAACTTCTTTCACATCGGCTAAATCTTCATGTTTCTGAAGGTCAGGTTCCAATGCAGCTTTCCATCCCAAATTACCTTCGTCACCCATAATCTTACCTCTTTCCTTTCTATTAAATGGTTAAGTGTATCTGAATCTCTATCTTACAATCCCGCTGTATGCACTCTGTATGCTACCCGAATCGACAACGTGGTGTCATTGGATGCGTTGCCAGCCAGTTCGCCATCACCAGAGTTAAGCAGTCTGATGTTTTTGTTGACTGCATTTGCCGCCGTAATGACCACCGCCGCCGAAGGTTCGACTATTTTAAGGATATCCGCGGTCTGGTCCAAGAAACCGGTGGAATCAATGGCCGCGGTGATGTCGGTTCCGGTTTCGTACTCAATAACCAGATTGTCTTCGGATTCAGTCAGGCCTTCAGAGCCGTAATTCATAATCAAAACGGCAGACACCAATTCAATGAATTTATCCGCCCCAGGAGCGGCAACCAGTTCTTTCGGTGCGGCTTTCAACCCTTTGATACAGGCATTGTTACAGGCTACCGTGGTATGATAAATAACCGTGCTATCGTCAAAACCAACCGAAGCTATACCGGTCACTGCCCCCGCAGTGGAAACATCCCAATCGGATGAATTAACCGCAACCGTGCCGGAGTTATTTCCTAAAGTAACATTGCCGTTAACCGCCAACGTGGACGAAAGTGTTGTTGCGCCGGAAACACCAAAGGTAGAAGAAACCGTGGCGGCTCCCGTAATGGTAGTCGCACCGGTAATTCCAGTTGCACCGATAATGTCAACCGTGCCACCCTGCCCAACGGTAAGAACTCCCGCCTGACCGGATGAACTCACAACCAACGGATCAACATCTGCATCTGCCGCGACAACTTCCAGAACTGTTCCATCGGTCGCATTGCCGGTTTTCTGTTCAATCCGCACTACAGACACATCACCAAATGCACCTAAGCCTTGGAATGTAAACATATCTTTGTTTGTAAGCGTACTGGTTAAGGTGGCTTGATAAGCTGTAAACGCAATTGTCGTATCAGCAGCCGCGCCCGTAACCGCATTAATGGCCGGTGCCGCCGTGGACACATCGGAAGTCATGGCTATTGTGCCTGACTTATCCGGCAAGGTATAAGTTCGATCTGCCGAAGGCGTACCGGTAAACAAAAACTTATATGCCGTTCCACCTGTCAGATACATATAATCGGCATAAACTTTGTACCATG